CAGCATTGCCAGCGAGTTCTGGACTGCTATTGCTCCTACACTGGCCACTGGTGGTAAGTGTATTATCACATCAACTCCCAACAGTGACGAAGACCAGTTTGCACAAATTTGGCGTCAGGCCAATAAGAGATTGGATGAATACGGAAACGAAACAGAATTGGGCGCCAATGGTTTCCGTGCTTATCGTAGCAAATGGGAAGAGCATCCAGACCGCGACGAAGCGTGGGCCCTAGAGATGCGAGCTCAGTTGGGCGAAGAACGGTTCCGTCGAGAAATGGAATGCGAATTCATTATCTTTGACGAAACTCTGATTAATCCTATCTTCTTAACTGAGATGGCTGGCATTGATCCAATATTAAAACAAGGCCAAGTCCGTTGGTACAAGAAACCAGAAAAAGGCCGGGTGTACATAGTAGCACTGGATCCTAGTCTGGGCACTGGCGGAGATCCCAGCGCCATCCAAATAATAGAATTACCTTCGATGAAACAAATTGGTGAGTGGCAGCACAACAAAACACCAGTACAGCAGCAGGTAAAAATTCTATCGGAAATTACAAAATATCTTACCGAATGCACAGGCGTGGATACTGATGTGTATTACAGTGTTGAAAACAATACTCTGGGAGAAGCAGCACTGGTATCAATTGAAGAATTTGGAGAACAAAACATCAAAGGTGTTTTCCTAAGCGAGCCCAACCGTGCTGGGAACAGCAGACGATACCGTAAAGGATTTACCACAACTAATAAGTCCAAGCTCAGTGCTTGTTCAAAGTTTAAAAATCTAATAGAAACTAGAAAATTACATATTGCCAGCAAGTCATTGATCAGTGAATTAAAAACTTTCGTTGCTTCGGGCAGTGGATATGCAGCCAAAATAGGCGAGACTGATGATTTGGTCATGAGCATGTTGTTGGCCATACGCATGGCCACATTCTTGAGAGAATTTGATCCCAATTTAGACGAGCATCTTAAAGATAGTTCAGAGGACATGTTGATGCCCATGCCTTTTATAATGACATGAATATAACCGCAGTTGACAGCACCGCCAACTTGTTTCGAGTTGACAGCATATATCCACAAGAATTGTTGGCAGAGTTTGCTGCGATAGATCATTTGCAAACCGATTGGCGAAAAGAAGATTGGCAAGACGAATACCCTAGACGCAGACTGATATGCGCTCCAAATTCTATATATGCACAACTTGAAAACTGTGTACAAGCACACTTGCTCTTCATATCAAAAAATATTGGATTGGATATGGCAACTTGTGATACGAGATTTTGGCTAGACCAGCCCGGCTTTTCCATGGCACCACACTTGGATAATTTGGGCGTCAGTTCAAGTATGCAGATATATTTGAAGGTTGATGACTCTGCCTTGGGTACAGTTTTTTATAATCCAGATGGATCTATTAGATACCAGTCGCCGTACACTGAAAACACTGGATATATTATGATAAATGGTCCACAACAGATGCACGGAATGAGCAACCCTGTACCCGCCAACAGTTACAGAATTAGTAGCTATACTTGGTTATGCCCGAAAGTATAAATATATAACTATGATCCAAATTGAAAAAATTGCCGAAAACTTATTTGACAAAATCCGCAGCAGATTTGACGGAGTCAGCATTGGCGATGAAAATGCCAAAGCCACACTAGATCCCGAAAAAGCTAGATTTTTTAACTTTGATTTTTCAGTGGATGACGAAAATTACGGCAATGTTACTTTGAGTCTAGTAGACGAACAAAACCTTAAAGTCTATTTCGACAAAGAGATGGACGCAGCCATGTCCGAAGAGCACGAGCAAAATTGGTTTGCATTTTTGAAAAATCTAAGACTGTTTGCCAAGCGCAATTTATTAAGTTTTGATGTCCGGGACATAGCCAAGAGCGGCCTAAACTTGCAAGACTTGAAGCATGCCAACAAGGATGCACAGGTCTTAGATAAAGAAGATATCACAGTTAATGAAAGCAAACTGTATGGCACCAGCCGCAGCAGCTACGAATCACTGGGCAATGATGTTCGTATCATTGCTCGACACAAAAACCGTATTGTGGACGACACCAAACCCGGTGCAAGAAGCCGAAATATACAGGCGTTCTACATTGAGAATTCCCTAGGAGAACGAGTTCGTTGTCCAGAAGGCACCACATTTAACGGCGCAAGAGCAATAGCCCGTCATGCAAAAAACGGCGGAGCACTACATGATGAGTTTGGCCAACACATAGTCAAAGTTATCAAAGAGATGAACAGTTTGAAAACTTTTGTTCGCAACATGCGTGGCCGACAGTTTGAAGATAAAGAAACTGGTGCGATGGTAGAAACTGCCATCGACCATTACGGTAAGTTACACAGAGACTTATTTACTATTCGTAGTCAACGGGGCTACGATCAATATCGTGCGTTATGGCAACCCGAAGAATTAGAAGAAGACAATATCGACATAGACTCGTTACGAGAAAGATTTGTTCGTAGAGTATTTGACGATAGACTCATGGATGCTCTGCCCATTGTACATCGTGCCTATAAAACACGCAAAGATGCAGTGGGCGACGAATTTGAATCATGGGCCAACAACATAGTAGACGAAACCAGCAACAATCCAATTGATCAACAAAATAGATACAGTTCGGACCACGCCCGGGACATTGAAGAAGATGAAATCGGAGTCAATGTCAACAGCCCAATGGCCAATGCTGTCAACGATGAACGAGACATGGATGGCAATATCATGGACGACGATGTTGAAGATCAAACTTTGGCAGAATTGTTTAATGACAATGGATTTGATTTTAGATTCCAAAATGGAGTTTACTATTTCGAAAGCCGAGAAGAAGTAGAACGAGCCAAAGATATCATCGCACAATTTGATTCCTCAATGACCATGCCCAGATTTGGCATTTATGATTACGGCTACGGTTCCGGCAACAGCACCACAGTCGATGTTGACCTTTCCAGAACCGACGCAGGAATCTCGGAAAATGCAGACAGTTTGGTTGATATGCAGCGCCTTGCGGGTTTAACCAAATAAATTGATTTCCCGGCACAGTGCTGTTATACTGCACTGTGATCCACAAAATATGTACCTTTAGACTAGACAGACTAAATACATATGTTATACAATGCAACGGTGCAGAGTATATCTGACTCACAAAGACCATCTTAACTTAAAAGGAACATATCATGGCAACATCTTTAGCTGAAATTCGCGCAAAACTTCAAGCAAGCGAAAACCGTCAAGGCGGTAACTCACAATCAGGTGGCGACAACGCTATCTATCCGCACTGGAACATCGCAGAAGGCACCACAGCCCGCATCCGATTCCTCCCAGACGCAAACACCAAAAACACTTTTTTCTGGATTGAACGACTGATCATCAAACTTCCGTTTGCTGGTATCAAAGGTCAGCCAGACAGCAAACCAACATTTGTGCAAGTTCCTTGCGTTGAAATGTGGGGCGAGTCTTGCCCAGTTCTGGCAGAAGTTCGTGGTTGGTACAAAGACGAAAGTCTCAAAGAAACAGCAAACAAATACTGGAAGAAGCGTAGTTACTTGTTCCAAGGCTTTGTTCGTGACAATCCAATCGGTGACGACAAAACTCCAGAGAATCCAATTCGTCGTTTCATCATCAGCCCGCAAATTTTTAACTTGATTAAAAATGCACTGATGGATCCTGAGTTGGAAAATCTGCCAACTGACTACGAAGGTGGTCTGGACTTTACTGTTAAAAAGACCAGTAAAGGTGGCTATGCTGACTACAGCACTTCCAGCTGGGCCCGTAAAGAGTCTGCTATTACCGCAGACGAAGCAGCCGCAATTGAAAAATTCGGTTTGTATAATCTTGCTGACTTCCTTCCTAAGAAGCCCAGCGAAGCCGAACTGCGCATCATCAAAGAAATGTTTGAAGCCAGTGTTGACGGTGAAGCGTATGATCCAGAGCGTTGGGGTGCTTACTATAAGCCATCCGGCTTCAAGGGCAATGACGATGCAGCTCACTCTGCACCAGCACAATCTGCACCAGCACCTGTGGCAAAACTTGCTCCAGCAATCACAGATGACGACATCCCAGCATTTGATGCAGATGAAACATCTGTTCCTGTTGCGGCGGCAAAACCCAGCAGCCAGCGGGCCGAAGATATTTTGGCAATGATTCGTAATCGCCAAAAGTAATTGCGGCAAATGACAACATTATTAGTTAGCGGTGATAGCTGGACTAGTTGTTGGCCATTAGAAGAAAGATTGGGTCACCGTCAGTTTGGCTGGCCCAATCTTATCGCTTCTCATTTTAAATTTGATTTAGTAGATAAGTCACGTGCCGGAACTAGCAATTATCGAATTTTTAGAAAAGCATTTAATGGCATATTACAACAACCAGATCTAGCAATAGTGTTTTTAACATCATGGGTTCGATTTGAAACTGGCGGAATGTATGGCAATAAACCCGGTGGCATTTATCAGCATATGTTAAGCTCAAAAGATCATTCCCCGCATGCATTTAAGTTGTTTTTTAATGGTTATAAAAATTATGTAGACATGCTTCATCAAATTTTGTCATTGCAAGCTCTGGCTATCGTTCGTAAAGTGCCTTGTTTTTTTCTAGATACTTTTAACGATAATTTATATCGAGATATTTCTTTAAATAACTTTACAGAAATTCTTAAATATAATCCTGCGGCATTTGACAGCAAAAATGATGCGCAAATAGCTAGTAAGTTCGAAACAGTAAAAATGTTAGAAGCCAACGTTGACTGGTCTATGTTTATTTCTGATAAATCATATCAATCGTTAATTAACGGCTATGAACTAGATCAACACCATCCAACTCAAAACGGCCATGCAAAAATTGCAAGTGTCGTGATAAACTTTTTAGAAAGCAAGAATTATGGGAAAACCATTTGATGTAAGTAAATTTCGTAAAACAATTACGAAAAGTATTGAAGGCCTAAGCGTGGGCTTCAATGACCCAACTGACTGGGTATCAACAAACAATTTCGCACTGAACTATCTCATCAGTGGAGACTTTAACCGAGGTATTCCGCTGGGCAAAGTCACAGTGTTTGCAGGCGAATCCGGTGCAGGTAAATCATTTATTTGCTCTGGCAACATTGTCAAGAATGCACAGGATCAAGGTATCTTTCCTATCTTAATTGATACTGAAAATGCACTAGATGAGAAGTGGTTGCAT